GTGTTTATCCAGCCCCTGAAAGATTTTTATTTCAATCTGATGGAGTTTTCTGTGCTGTTAATCCTTCAGAACAATGGCAGATATATGATTTTGCAAATGCGACAGATACTACTCAAAATATGGGAGGAAGTTTTACAAATAACTCCGGATCATTTAATGGATATAATTCAGACTTAACTATTTTTCCAGAAGGTGCATATACTGGATTAGTCATGTTAGGTTCATTAACTTTAGAAATTCAAATAAACGCATATAAGGACCCTTTTGATCCAACATACTTTACAGACTTTGTATTACATTCTGTTAAAGTCAATGGTGGACCACAAAATTTTGGTGCTACTCCAATTAGTGGATTTACACTAGCTCAATTACAAGCATTCTTTTCTGACTATAGTTACTTAATTAATGCGAATTCTAAAACGATAACTCAACACTTAAATGTACCAGGAGAGCCAGAATTAGTTGGAACTAATAATGCTATCATCAGTGGAGGAATTAGTTTAGGATATAATAGAGCCCGTGATATTAAGGATTCATTTGGTGGAGATGTTATAAGTCAATTTTCTATTGGTTTTACAGCTTTAGCTCCATTAACATCAGCTCAAGCTATATCATCAACTAATGCTAGCTTTACAGGCAACGTAACAGTAGGTGGTACATTAACAGTTGATGGTCAAACATACATCAGTTTATCTTCATTAAAAACTGTGGTTGCTGCATCTACAGACTTTGCAGACTTTAAAACAAGGATAGCAGCACTATAATATGTTAAGCGGACAAACCTACTATCACGGTGCTATACGAAAGACGATCGTCATGTTTGGTCGTCTATTTTCTGACATCAAGATCGCGAGACAAGGTAACGATGGAGCAGTAGCACAGACCATCGCAGTTCCTCTTGCTTATGCACCTAAAGAGAAGTGGCTGGTTCGTGTAGACTCAGATCCAAACCTTAATCATAATACTTACATATCTCTACCTCGTCTATCATTTGAAGTCACAGGCTATCACTATGATGCATCCCGTAAGACTAATAAGATGAATAAGATCATGTGTAAAGATGCTACTAATACAGGCAATCCTACTGCAAAAGCTGTATTCTCTCCAGCTCCGTATAACATAGATATTAGTCTATATGTATTGACTAAGACTCAAGAAGATGCTATGCAGATCATTGAACAGATCTTACCCATATTTAATCCAGAGTATACTCTATCTGTGAATGCAGTTCCTGAGATGGAGATAACACAAGACATACCGGTGATACTAAACTCTATCACAGTAGAAGACAACTATGATGGCTCTTTCCAAGAGAGGCGATTCGTAGTACATACACTTACGTTCACGCTTAAGACTAACATATATGGACCAGTATCTGCTAACGGTGTCATCCTTACTTCTATGGCAAACGTATCAATACCTGGTAGGAAGTATACCGCAACAGCTCCTGCCGTAGATGGTTTGGTTACAGAGAACTGGGAATCTCAATTCTAATGGCAAAGAACTATAATGCCAATAGTCAGTTAAAAGCGGCTGGTGTAGTAGTACCTTTTACTGAAGAACAAGTCAAGGAGTACATGAAGTGTGCTGCTGACCCAATATATTTTATTGAAACGTACTGCAAGATCATATCACTTGATCATGGTCTTATTGATTTTAAACTATATGATTGCCAAAAGGAAAAGGTGAAGGTCATACATGATAATAGAAAAGTCATCCTTATGGAAGGTCGTCAACAAGGTAAGACGACAACTAGTGCAGCATATATTTTATGGTATACCCTATTTCAGGAATCGAAACAAGTCGCGATCATGGCAAACAAAGCCACCGCCGCCCGTGAGGTCTTATACAGGTATCAGTTGATGTATGAGAACTTACCTATGTGGTTGCAGCAAGGCGTTACTACATGGAACAAGGGAGATATAGAACTTGAGAACAATTCAAAGGTGTTCACTGCAGCAACGACATCTTCTGGTATCCGCGGTAAGTCAGTTAACATGCTATACGTCGACGAAGCTGCGATCATACCTAACAACGTAGCAGAAGACTTCTTTACTTCAGTCTATCCTACGATATCTGCGGGTGAAACGACAAAGATATTATTAAGCTCTACTCCATTGGGTTATAACCACTTTTGGAAGTTTTGGAACGACGCTGAGAACAAACGCAATGACTTCGTGCCTCTATTCATACCATACACACGAATCCCAGGTAGGGATGAAAAATGGGCTGAAGCACAAAGGAGACAGCTTGGAGAGCTGAAATATAACCAAGAGGTATTATGTACCTTCTTAGGTTCTGCACTCACTCTGGTGCGCTCAGATGTGATCGGGAGACTATCTCCAGCTAGGATCATATATAGTAAGGATGGATTAGATGTATACGATAAGCCTATCAAGGATCATAGCTATTGTTTAGTAGCTGATACCGCAAAGGGTGTGGGAGGAGACTACTCAACCTTCTCTATAGTGGACATCACAGAGTCACCATATAAACAAGTGGCAAAGTATAGAGACAACAACATTAGTCCTATGCTGTTCCCATCGGTGATTTATAAAGTAGCTACAGAATATAATCAAGCATACGTATTACTAGAAGTTAACTCTTCTGAACAAGTAGGTTCTATCCTATACTCTGAGATGGAGTATGAGAACATCCTATTTGTGAATAGAAATACAGATGGACAAGTAGTATCAGGTGGATTCGGGGGCGGTAAGACACAGCTTGGAGTCAACACTGATAAGAAAGTAAAACGGATCGGTTGTATGAACTTCAAAGCTTTGATCGAAGAGAATAGACTCTTAGTTCAAGACATCGACACCATACAAGAGATATCGACCTTCATCGAGAACAATAAAGGCTCTTACGAGGCCGATGAAGGCTATCATGATGACTTAGTGATGACATTAGTATTATTTGGCTGGTTGACCACAAACCCGTACTTTAAAGACCTAAACAACGTAAACATTAGGCAATTAATGTATGAGAACCGTATCAAGCAGATTGAGGATGAGCTGACCCCATTCGGATTCATGGATGATGGCAGGGGTAGCCAGGACGAACAGGTCCTATTGAATTTTTAATAGTTATAAATATATGTATAGAGGTGACTCTAGAATTTATATCATAAAAACCTAATTTAAGGAGAAACACAAAAATGCCGTTCCAATTATCTCCAGGAGTTGCGGTAGTCGAAAAAGACTTTTCAGCAATCATCCCAGCCGTTTCAACATCCGCTGGTGCTTTTGCTGGTGTATTTACATGGGGTCCAGTACTTGATCCTGTTACAATCTCATCTGAAAACGTTTTGGTTCAAAGATTTGGTAAACCAACAGATGCTAATGCACAATCATTCTTTACAGCTGCAAACTTCCTTGCTTATACAAACAACCTATTAACAGTACGCGTAGACACTACAGGTAACAAAAATGCAGTTGCAGCACTGACTGGTTCAGTGACAGCGATCGTAGTTGATATAGCTGGTGATTCATATGCTACAGTTCCAGCAGTAACTATCGGTGCACCTAACCTTGCTGGTGGTATTCAAGCTACAGCACACGTTGTACTTTCTGGTGGTGGCGTAGATCATATCGTCATCGATAATCCAGGTACAGGCTACACTTCTGCTCCTTCAATAAGTATTGCTACTGGTCCAGGAGTAGATGCTACTGCACATACTCAAATCGGTTCAGGAGCTATCAAGATCAATAACTTTAATGACTATTCTGCAACATATATCAGCGGTGCTGGTGTTGTTGGTGAATGGGCTGCTAAGTATCCGGGCGCTTTAGGTAACTCATTAAAAGTTTCTATGGCTGACTCACAAACATATTCTGGCTGGGACTATGAAGGTGAATTTAATTATCCACCTGGCACTTCAACATATGCTGCTTCAGTTGGCGGCGAAAACGATGAATTACATATCGTTATAGTTGACGCCGATGGTCTATGGACTGGCGTAGCTGGTACAGTATTAGAAAAATTTGCGTTTATATCAAAAGCTGGCGATGCTAAAAAGTCAGATGGTACAAACAACTACTATAAAGACGTAATAAATTCACAATCAAGATATATCTGGTGGATGGATCATACTACTTCAGTGTTAACCACTGTCGGTGGCACAGGTACTTCAGGCGTTGCTTGGGGTAGAGATGCTGCTGGTGTAGGTTTCAAAGACTTATCAGCTTTAGTTACAAAGACATTAGTTGGCGGCGTAGATGATCTATCAGCTACTGACGGCGAGATAATCAACGGCTATGCGATCTTTGCTAATGCAGACCTCTATGACATATCATTGATACCATTAGGTAAAGCTTCTTCAACTGTTGCTACATACGTTATCAACAACGTGGCAGAAACAAGATTAGATTGCGTAGTATACGCTTCTCCACAAGATGTTGCAACTGGTGATATCATCATAGGATCTGGTTCAGATGCAACTTTAGCAACTGTAGCATATAGACTAGAATTACCAAGTTCATCATACGCTGTATTAGATTCTGGTTACAAATACCAATATGATCGCTATAACGACAAGTATAGATATGTACCATTAAATGGTGACGTAGCTGGTTTATCTGCTCGTACAGACTATACAAATGATCCATGGTGGTCACCAGCTGGTCTTAATCGTGGTCAAATCAAGAACGTTGTTAGACTTGCATTTAATCCAGGTAAGACAGAACGTGATACACTTTATAAAGGTGGTGTTAATCCAGTGGTTAACTTCCCTGGTCAAGGTACAGTACTCTTCGGTGATAAGACTCTTCTTGCTACACCTAGCGCGTTCGATCGTATCAACGTACGTCGTTTATTCATCGTACTTGAAAAAGCAATCGCTACAGCTGCTAAGTATCAACTATTCGAGTTTAATGACAGCTTTACAAGAGCTCAGTTTAAGAACCTTGTAGAACCGTTCTTAAGAGACGTTCAAGGTAGACGCGGCGTTACAGACTTCCGTGTTAAGTGTGATGACACAAATAACACCGGTGAAGTTATCGATCGTAACGAGTTCATTGCCGATATCTATATTAAACCTAACCGCTCCATCAATTTCATTACACTGAACTTTATTGCTGCTAGAACATCAGTTGCATTCAGCGAAATCGGTGCATAGCATATAAATAATAATAGGAAAAATAAAGGATAAAATATGGCAAACATTAGCGATTTTAAAGCACAACTGATTGGTGGCGGAGCTCGTGCCAATCAGTTTAGTGTAGAATTAACATTCCCAGCATACGTTGTCGGTGGACCTGCTGTTGGATTACAGTCACAGTTTTTATGTAAAGCTGCTCAATTGCCAGCTTCTAACGTAGAGAATATGCCTATCCAATATCGTGGTCGTGCTGTTAACTTTGCAGGCGAAAGAGTATTTGCTCCATGGAATGTATCCATCTATAATGACACAACATTTAACATCCGTAATGCGATGGAAAAATGGTCAGATGGCGTGCAAAACCATAGTCAAACAAACGGTCGTACAAACCCAAGAGACTATCAAGTGGACTTAAGAGTTCATCAATTAGATCGTAATGGTGCTATCGTTAAGACTTATAAGTTCCATGATGCATATCCAACAGAGATTGGTGCTATCGCAGTTGATTATGATACTGTCAATCAAATGGAAATTTTTGAAGTAAGTTTCACTTACAACTATTGGACTTCTGATACAAGTACAGCTGGATCGAACTTTGGAGTTGGCGTAACAGTCAATACTCCAGTTGGTTCTTTCCCTATCAACGTTTAGTTGGTATTTTATAATTAAGTAAGGTATATTATGGAAATCTTTGGATTCGAGATAGCAAAGAAAAAAGTCAAACGTGCGCAGGGCACAGAAGTTGTAACCCCTGCGCCGGATGACGGCTCAACGGTAATATCTACACTTGGAGCTGCAGCTGCCTATTATGGCATGACTGTCGACCTTGAAGGTGTTATCAAGAACGAGAATGATTTAATCCGCCGATACAGAGAAGTATCTCAGTACGGTGATTGTGACAATGCTGTAGAGGACATCATTAACGAAGCGATCGTTGCTAATAACAATGAACAGATCGTTGAAGTCGTACTAGACGATGTTAAGTTGTCCGCTTCTGTCAAGAAGATGATACAAGACGAGTTTGAAGAGATCCTTAAACTCTATAAGTTTGACAGCAGAGGTCATGACATATTTAGGTCATGGTATGTGGATGGTAGACTATACTATCACATCCTTATTGACAACGAGAACATTAAGAATGGTATTCAAGAGTTAAGATACATCGATCCACGTAAGATACGACGTATCAAGAATATCAAAAAAGGTAAGAACGATAAAGGTATTGACGTCGTTGTTGGTATAGAAGAGTTCTATATCTACAACGATAAGGGTATCAACGAGAATACAAGTCAAGGCGTTAAGTTATCGATTGATTCGGTAATCTATTGTCCTTCAGGCTTGATCGATCAGAACTCTAACACCATGTTAGGGTATCTACATAAAGCGATCAAACCTGTAAACCAATTGAAGATGATCGAAGATGCATTGGTAATCTACCGTGTATCGCGAGCACCTGAAAGAAGAATATTTTACATTGACGTAGGTAACTTGCCTAAGCTTAAAGCTGAGCAATACGTTAATGATATCATGAATAAGTACAGAAATAAAGTTGTCTATGATGCCGCAACAGGCGAGATCAGAGATGACCGCAAACACCTCTCTATGATGGAAGACTTTTGGATGCCTCGACGAGAAGGTGGCAAGGGTACAGAGATCACTACCCTGAACGGCGGTCAAAACCTCGGTCAGATCGAAGACATACAATATTTCCAAAACAAGTTGTACCAATGCTTGAACGTACCTGTATCAAGGATGAAGCCAGATCAAGGTTTCAGTCTTGGCAGATCAAACGAGATAACAAGAGACGAAGTCAAGTTCAATAAGTTCATTGAACGTATTAGACGCAAGTTCTCTGCGTTATTCTCAGAAGCATTAAGAGTACAACTAGTTGCTAAACAGATTATCAGACCTGACGAGTGGGATCAAATCTCTCAAGACATTAGATTTGACTTCCAAGAAGATAACCACTTCGCAGAGTTAAAAGATTCAGAGATCCTTACTAATAGGATCAACGTACTAAACATGATGCAGCCATACATTGGTACATTCTATAGTTTAGAGTACGTTAAGCGAAACGTTCTTAAGCAGTCTGAAGAAGATATTGAAGAGATACAAAAACAAATGGATGCAGAGCAAGAACAGATGCAGGCCATGATGACTATGCAAGGCGGTATGCCAGTCGACGGAGGAATGGGCGCAGGTCCAAACCCACCTGGATTACCACCAGCTACTAATAAAACTAAAGGAGAAGTATAATGACCCAAGGTATTAACGACTTAATCGCAGCAATTAGTACAGGTGATTCAGAAGCTATCAATTCAGCATTTAATGCTGAGATGGCATCACGTATCTCAACAAGACTAGAAGACATGAGAGTGTCTGTAGCTCAAGGCATGTTTGCTACTGAGCAATCTGCTGAAGAAACAGAAATTGTTGAAGAAGAAGTTGAACTAACAGAAGAAGAAGTTGATTCTATTTTAGATGCTATTACAGAAGAAGACTTAGTGGAAATCAATGAAGAAGAACAAGTTGATGAAGCTACATTATCAGCAAAAGCTGGTCGTGCAGGTAAAGACTTAGGTAAACCTGGTAAAAACTTCCATAAAATTGCTGATAAAGCTAGTAAAAAATATGGTTCTAAAGAAGCAGGCGAAAGAGTAGCTGGTGCTATCCTCGCCAAAATGAGAGCTAAATAATGTTCAATCCATTAAGCAAGATGAATGTGTCAGACTTAGGTCTTGATGCAGACTTATTAGAAGCTGCGATGAAATGCGGCTGCGAAAAAGAGTCTGCTTATAACCCATCTTGTGGTATGGATGACCTTAAATCAGAACCAAATGGATCAAAACCTGATGCAATGAAGGTTAATATTGCTTACGAAGCAAAGAAAAAGATTAAAAAAGAAGGCGTGTTTGGTGACCAAGAACCGGGTGGACCTAAGACATATACAAAGGATAATCCAGTATAATGTACTACGGGAGTTTTCTTAAGGCCTTAAATGGCACTACTGCTCGTGTCCATTCATATGGTCATATAATCGAGCAGGCATCCAACGGTAAGATCCTTATCGATGGCGAGAAGACTTCTTTTACAGATTTAGAGGAAGCAAGACAATACGTTAAAGCAAAGCAATACAATAAAACGATAGAAGAACAAGTTAAGACACAATTATACGAAGATATCCCTGATAATAAGATAGCGAATATAATTAAAGAGCATCATGATATTAAAGTAACTGATACATTAATAGAGTCATACATAGAACTTGCTTCCTCTAAACTTTTTACTGTAGACCCTGTCGTATTAGAGATCAGAAGCCTTAATAAGTTAGATAAGCTTATTGAAGGTAAGATAGATTATAAGTTAGCTGATGGTACTATCATAGCTATAAATGAGTCGACTCAAGACAAGTTGACAGAACTATTTAAAGAAGAACAAGAAATCATTGAGCACATGAGAGAAAGTAAAGAAAACTTTATCGATGTACTTAAGCAAATTGGAGAATAAAGATGGCTGTATTAACCTACATAATTAAGAACACTAACAAAGAAGTAGTTGTTAAGGTAGACACTGTTGATGGTGCTACTGGAATAATTGCACTTACAAGTTTAGCATCTGCAGATCAAGTATTAGGTGCAACTGGTGCAGCTGGCGCTACTGGTCCTGTAGTTAATATAGCTAAGATCATCTTTACTGGAGAACTTAACTCTGCGATTAGGATTACTAGAGACGGCGAGAATATCTTTGCGGGTGCCCCAGAAAATGCTCCATTTTTAGACTTAGTTGGAAACGGTATTACTGAAAATCGTAAAAATAATAAAGACATAGTTATCATTAAAGAAGGCGCAACTGGAGTTCCAGTCACTGGATACCTAGTCCTTCATAAACAAGACGGTTTCTACTCTAAAGTTGAGTACGAAAAATATGGTGCTTACGATGATGAGACTACAGTTGGTGCATTAGACATCGTTGGTAGCCCAGATTACACAGGATAATAAAAATGAAACTAATTAAAGAACATACCGAGACCGTAAAATACTTAGTTGAAGAAAAACTAGGTAAAGGTAAAGAATACTTCATTGAAGGTGTATTCCTTCAATCGAACTTAAAGAATCGTAACGGCCGCATCTATCCAGTAGAAATACTTGATAATGAGGTAAAACGATATAACGATGAATATGTCAACAAGAGTCGTGCCTTTGGCGAGTTAGGTCATCCTGATTCACCAACGATCAATCTTGACAGAGTGTCTCATATGATTAAATCATTACGACGTGAAGGTGATAACTTCATTGGTAAGGCTAAGATCATGGATACTCCATATGGCAAGATCGTTAAGTCACTCATAGATGAAGGAGCTACACTTGGTGTTAGTTCTAGAGGTATGGGTTCACTTGACAAAAAAGGTGATGTTTCTTATGTTGGTAAGGATTTTACTTTAGCGACAGCTGCAGATATCGTAGCTGACCCGTCCGCCCCTAATGCTTTCGTAGAGGGTGTAATGGAGTCTAAAGAATGGGTTATGGTCGATGGAAAATTTGTGGAGAAAGACTTACGAGAAATGCAAGCGAATATCCGCCGTGCGTCTAGTAAAAATTTACAAGAGGCAAAGATTAGAGCATTCCAATCATTCCTCGCGAAAATTAAATAACTATAAATAATAGTATATCCGTAAAAAGATACACAAATTAGGAGAAAGAAATGTCAATCGAACAAAAAATTGCACAAATCTTAGCTGAATCAAGATCAGCTGATGATCAAGTGGAAGAAATTGTTGAAGAGAATGTGGTTACAAAGAATGCTGCAGCAGGCGACCAAGCAGTGATTCGTACAGCTACAAACTCAGTACCAAACGGTGGCGAAACACCAAATGAAGCTAACGCTAAAAACAATGCAGAAGACGAAAAAGAAGCTGAAGTTGCTTCTAAGAAACCTAACGTTGTTACAGCAAAAGCTGAAGCTGGTGATCAAGCAGTTATTCGCACAGCTAAGGATTCAATCCCAGCTACAGCGGCCGGTGCAGCAGTTAATTTTAAAGAAGATATGGATGCTTTATTCAACGGTGAAGAACTCACTGAAGAATTCAAAGAAAAAGCAACTACTATTTTCGAAGCAGCAGTAATGACTCGTATCAACGAAGCATTCGCTACTATTGAAGAAGAATTCGAAGCGCGCTTGCAAGAAGAAGCAGCAAAGAATCAAGAGGGTCTTGTTGAAAAAGTTGATGGATACCTCAACTATATAGTTGAGCAGTGGTTTACACAAAATGAAATCGCCCTTGAAAGTGGTATGAAATCTGAAATCTTAGAAGGTTTTGTTTCTGGTCTAAAAGGCCTATTCGAAGAACACTACATTGATATTCCTGAGGAAAAATTTGATGTATTAGGTGCTCAAGAAGAAGCAATCTCTGAATTACAAGCTAAGTTAGATGAACAAGTTGCAGTGAACGTTGAGCTTAACAAAGCTTTAAATGAATCTACTCGTAACGAAATCGTCGACGGTGCTTTAGATGGTTTAACAGAAACTGATAAAGAAAAATTCCTTGGCTTAGCTGAAGAATTAGCTTTTGAAGATGCTGAATCATTCTCTAAGAAAGTTCAGACAATCCGTGAGAACTATTTCACAAACAAGGCATCAACATTAGTTGAGTCTGTAGTAACAGATACTCCAGTTGAAAATCTTACAGAAGAAAAAGCTGTAGATCCTTCAATCAGAAAGTATATGTCCGTACTCAACAACATTAAATAAGGAAAATAAAATGACAACTCGTCAAGACTTAGTAAAAAAATGGAGCCCGATCTTAGAACACGGTTCGCTCCCAGAAATCAAAGATAACTACCGTAAGGAAGTTACTGCGATTCTTTTAGAAAATCAAGAACGTGAAATGCAAAAAGGTGCTGAAGCTCTTTTCGAAGCAGCTCCAGCTAACTCAGGTGGTTCTGGTATCGCTTTAGGTGGTTCTGGTTCTTCAACAGGTACAGTTGCTGGTTTCGATCCAGTACTTATCGCATTAGTACGTCGTGCAATGCCACAAATGATTGCATACGACATCGCTGGTGTACAACCAATGACACAACCAACTGGTTTGATCTTCGCTATGAAGAGCAAATATACAACACAAGATGGTACAGAAGCTTTATTCAACGAAGCTGATACAGCTTTCGCTGGTGCTACTGGTGCTGCTCAATCTGGCACAAACCCATTCACTGACAACGTTATTAATGGTATGTCAACAGCTACTGCTGAACAATTAGGTTCAACACCAGCTGACTTCCATTCAATGGCATTCTCAATTGAAAAAACTAGCGTAACTGCTAAAACACGTGCACTTAAAGCTGAGTACTCAATCGAGTTAGCTCAAGACTTGAAATCAGTTCATGGTTTAGATGCTGAAGGCGAATTAAGCAACATCCTTTCAACAGAAATCCTTGCTGAAATCAATCGTGAAGTTATCCGTACAGTTTACTACGGTGCTAAAGTTGGTGCTCAATACGGTACAGCTACTGCTGGTACATTCGACTTAGACGTTGACTCTAACGGTCGTTGGTCTGTTGAAAAATTCAAAGGCTTATTGTTCCAAATCGAACGTGAAGCTAATGCGATTGCTCAACAAACTCGTAGAGGTCGTGGTAATTTCATCATCTGTTCATCAGACACTGCATCAGCATTGGCTATGGCAGGTGTATTAGATTACGCTCCAGCTCTTTCAACATCATTAAATGTTGACGAAGCATCTACAACTTTTGCAGGTGTTTTAAATGGTAAGTACAAAGTTTATGTTGATCCATATTCAGGCGGTAACAATCCATCTGCATCTGGTTCACAATTCTTCGTAGTTGGTTACAAAGGTACATCAGCATTTGATGCTGGTTTATTCTATTGCCCATACGTTCCTCTCCAATTGGTTAGAGCTGTTGATCCTAACACATTCCAACCAAAAATTGGCTTCAAGACACGTTATGGTATCGTAGCTAACCCATTTGTTAACTTAGACGATAGCAATTCAGATAACAACGTTATCGTAGCTAACAAAAACTACTACTACCGTAAGGTTGCAGTAACAAACTTAATGTAATAAGATCCGAAAGGACACTACATTGAATAAGAGGGGACCGAAAGGTCCCTTTTTATTGCATATAAATAAGATATAACATTAAGGAAATCATCATGGCAGCAAATGCAAATTGTCCTATACCTAATAATTTAAACCCTTTATCACCTACCGGATTTAGGTTATCAATATCAAAGTTACCAGACTTGACATACTTCTGTCAAGAAGCAAATCTACCTGAGGTCGAGTTGCCATCTATGGAAATGCCTACATCATTCTCAACTATTGGTGTACCTGGAGACATGCTTCATTTTGGAGACCTTACTGTCCAGTTTTTAGTAGACGAGAACCTTGCAAACTATAAGGGCGTATTTAATTGGTTAATAGGTTTAGGATTCCCGGAAAACTACTTACAGTATCAAGCATTAGTATCTAAAGATCCACTAGTACAAGATAATAAGTTTGGTGGTATGGTAGGAAATTATTCAGACGGAGTGCTTGAGATATTAGGCAGTAACAACTTAGCAACACAAACCATACTTTTTAGAGACCTGCATCCAACCTCAATATCGTCATTACCATTCACAGCTAATGCTACTGATATTAATTATCTTATTGGGACTGCTACATTTAGGTATACATACTATGACTTTGTGGACCCTAATGCTACTTCAAGCGCGGTGGGAGCAGCAAACTAAAGCATGTACTTTAATTAATTATTGTGTTATAATGTAATTTTAAATGGTGTGGGTATATTATGAATATTGAAGAGATACAGCAGATGTGGGAACAAGACAGTGTCATCGATGATAATCACTTAGGTGAAGCATCGACTGAGACTGCCAAGGTCCATTCCAAGTATATCAAACTTATGGTAGGTGTCAAGCTCAAGCTTACAAAGGCTCGAGGTGACTATAATATCCTACGTAAGAATAAGTTTAGATACTATCGCGGTGAACTATCAAGAGAAGAGTTGGCCGAGTTAGGCTGGCAACAGTATCAACTAATCAAACCACTTAAGAATGAGATGGATGAATTCCTTCAAGGTGATCAAGATTTAATAACTTTAAATACTAGGATCGAATACCTTGAGACTATGGGCTACCTACTCGAAGGTATCTTAGGTCAAATCAAAGCAAGAGATTGGCAACTTAAAAACGGTATTGAATGGAAGAAGTTCCTAGCTGGAATGTAATGAAACTAACCATAGAAAAACTTAATGAAGTAAACATCCGTGTATATGGTGATGCTGGCTGTGAGCAAGAACTAGAATCATTTTTTACTTACGAAGTTCCTGGCGCAAGGTTTACGCCTAAGTTTAAAGCTAGGTTGTGGGACGGTAAGGTTCGACTGTATTCATTAATCAAGAAGACGCTATATGCTGGTCTATATCAATACGTCTTAGAGTTTGCTCAACGTAATAACTATGACTTAACGTTCAATCCGACAGATGACTATCCAAAACCTCTCGATCTACACAACTACTCAACAGAACAAGTAACTAAGTTCATATATGACCTCGACTTATATGGTCGTGGAGAACCAATCGAAGCTCGCGACTATCAGATCGCAGCAGTACAGACAGCACTAAATCTTAATCGTACAGTATTATTATCTCCTACCGCTTCAGGTAAATCTTTCATGATCTATTGTTTGATGAGATGGCACCTTGAAGAAGATCGTAAGACAATCATCGTTGTACCTACTACATCACTAGTAGAACAGATGTACTCAGACTTTGAAGACTACTCATCACACAATCAATGGTCAGTCAAAGATAACTGTCAGAAACTATATTCAGGATTCACCCGTGACTTTACTAAGAACGTACTCATTACTACGTGGCAATCCATCTATACACAACCTAAACAATGGTTTGCAAACTTTGATGTGATAGTCGGCGATGAAGCACATCAATTTAAAGCCACCTCATTGATTACAATCATGGAACGTATGCAACACGTTAAGTATCGCATTGGTACCACAGGTACGATAGATAACAAAAAGATTAATCAACTAACTTTAGAAGGTTTATTCGGACCTGTCCATAGAGTAACGACTACACGAGAACTGATGGATGATGGTAAGGTCGTTAAGATCGACATAAATTGCCTATTACTTAAGTATAAAGACGAGATACGTAAAGCTTGTAAAGAACACACCTATCAAGAAGAGATGGAATTCCTTGTATTAAACGAAGCACGAAACAAATTTATCCGTAACCTTGCCTTATCTTGTAAAGGTAATACTCTAGTCTTATTCCAATTCGTAGAGAAACATGGTATACCTCTATATGAGGATATTAAAGCTCGAGCTCCTGACAAGAACGTCTATGTTGTACACGGCGGGATAGAAACTTTAGATCGTGAAGACATCCGTAAGAACACCGAGCTTGGTGATAATACTATCATCGTTGCCTCATATGCTACGTTCTCAACGGGTATAAATATACCAAGCATAGAGAATATCATCTTTGCTAGTCCTACCAAGTCTAAGATCAGAAACCTTCAATCTATAGGTCGTGGTCTAAGATTAAAAGATGGTAAGACTCATTTAAAACTATATGATATTGCTGATGACTTACAACACAAATCGCGAAAGAACCATACATTGAACCACTTTGTTGAGAGAATCAAGATATACTCAGAAGAAAAGTTTGACTATAAAGTCCACGAGGTACAACTATGACAGCAGATCTAGATCGTTACGTAGTAATTAAATTAATCTCTGGCGAAGAGCTCTTAGGCACTCTTGTAAAAGAAGATGACTATGATATCAAGATCCAGTTCCCTATGGTAGTAAAGCATGTTAGCCGTATCATGAGTGGATATCCTGTAGAGTCTATAGTATTAGGGACTTATAGTCACTTTTGTGCTGATGATGAATTCGTGTTTCATAAACAACACATCGTGGTATTAAAAGACATGGATCCTCGATACGTAGACGAGTATCATAGATCTGTGGATGATTTCATTGGAGCTAACACCCCACCCCCTGAAGCTTATGACCCGAACGAACTACAACAGTTATCTGATAAGCTTAAGAACATGTTTAGAGATAACATAGATGAAGATTATCCCGAAACAATCTCTTTAAACATCGATGGTAATAAAACATTACATTAACCACTTGAAAAACCCCATACAGTCATAGTAACACTTTGAACAATTAAAGTACAATTATTTTTATGGATCAAATAACAATAGATCAAACGGCAGCAGATAAGATCAAGTCTCTATTAAAAGAAGAGGATGTTCAAAACCTTATGTTACGTATATTCGTATCAGGAGGAGGATGTTCTGGATTTCAATATGGATTCACATTTGACGATAATCAAAATGAAGACGACTTTGTCATAGAACAACATGAAGTTAAGTTACTAATAGATGCTATGAGCATGCAGTATTTAGCTGGGTCTGAAATAGCATATGAAACATCTCTAGCAGCATCTCAATTCACAATAAAAAATCCAAACGCAACATCTAAATGCGGATGTGGTTCATCATTCTCTGCATAAAATAATTTTACTTTATACCTACTATGTAGTACAATGATCTTAATTATTAAATAAAGGTGAATTACATGGCTGAGAAAAAACCAGTCCACTACGTAAACAATCCAGACTTCTTAGAAGCGGTTAAGAAGTATAAGAAGCAGTGTGCAGATGCAGAAGCTGGTGGAGATCCTAAACCACAGCTCTCTAATTATCTTGGTGAGTGTATCCTTAAGATCGCTACTAAGCTTGCTAATCGTCCAAACTTTATCAACTATTCTTATAAAGATGACATGATCCTCGACGGCATCGAGAACTGTATCATGTACTTTGATAACTTTGATCCAGCAAAATCATCTAATCCATTCAGTTACTTTACGCAGATCATTTACTATGCATTCCTTAGACGTATAGAAAAAGAAAAGAAACAATCATACATCCGCGGTAAACTAATCAGAGACACCACGATAGAATCATTTGAGACACAAGGTCATGATGATGGTGACGACTTCTATAATGGATTCATCGGGTTCATGCAACAACATGGTACGTTTGATGATGGCTATGAAGAACGCCAAAAGAATAAGAAGAAGAAAAAGAAAGTCGATCCAGATACTATTACTTTAGATACATTTATTGAGAATCCGAATGAGTAAGATAGTCATATTAGGCGATACCCACTTTGGTGTAAGAGGAGACTCATTAAAGTTTCACAAATACTATGAGAGGTTCTATGAAGAATTTTTGTTTCCGTATATGGAAGAGCATAACATCAAAGGTATCTATCAGCTTGGCGATCTATTTGATCGTCGTAAGTTTGTTAACTTCAATACGCTTGCTGAGTGCAAACGCTACTTCTTTGATAAACTAAAAGATAAAGGCATCCAACTAATAACTCTATTGGGCAACCATGATATATTTTGGAAAGAGTCGTTAGAAGTCAATGCACAATCATTGATATTAGGCGAGTATGATAACATCATAGTGATCGATAAACCGACTCGTATGCATGAAGATAACACTACGATCGATCTTATACCATGGATCTGTAAGGAGAATGAAGTTAATGTATTTAGTTTTATTGATAGCAGTAAATCTGACCTGTGCTTGGGTCATTTTGAGATAGCAGGATTCCCGATGTATCGTGGCATGGTAGCCGAAGATGGTCTATCACACGATATGTTTAGTAAGTATGAACGAGTATTATCTGGTCATTACCATACAAGGTCTAAGCAAGAAAACATCGAGTACATCGGTACACCATACGAGATGACATGGCAAGATGCGAATGATCCAAAAGGATTCTCAGTATTTGATACTGTAACAAGACAGCTTGAATTCATCCAAAACCCTTTCACTATACATGAAAAGATCGAGTATAATGATAAGGATCAAGAACCAATCGATCTTACAACCATAGATATAAAGGATAAGTACATTAAGTTGGTCGTTATAAATAAAACCGACCTATATAAGTTTGATAGGTTTGTCAATTTATTGTACGAACAAGAACCATATGAAGTCAAAATCATCGAAGACCTTTCAGAGTTTAACGAAGGTACGATCGACGCAGAGATTAATCTGGAAGATACTATTAGCATTCTTGGTAATTACATTGATTCCGTCCAAACGGAAGGAGATAAGGAAGCTATTAAATCTTTCGTAAAAGGATTATACATTGAAGCAATTAATCAGGAGGTTGTTTGATAATATTTAAGTCAGTGAGTTGGAAAAACTTCTTATCAACAGGTAACTCAGCAAATAAAGTACAATTAGATGGTCACTCAACAACCTTAATAGTTGGGAAAAACGGTGAAGGTAAGTCCACTATCCTTGATGCACTTACCTTCTCACTGTTCAATAAACCATTTAGAGACATCAATAAGAACCAACTAGTAAACTCTATTAATCAAAAGAACTGTGTGGTTGAGATTGAGTTTGACATTGGTCCTATACACTATAGAGTAGTACGCGGTATCAAACCTAATATCTTTGAGATATATCAGAACGGGACTATCATCAACCAAGATGCTGCCGTAAAAGATTATCAAAAAGTCCTCGAACAGCAGATCCTAAAATTAAATTATAAAACCTTCACCCAGGTAGTGATATTAGGATCTGCTTCCTTTGTACCGTTCATGCAGTTACCTGTGTGGCAAAGACGTGAAGTCATCGAAGACATCCTTGACATCAAGGTATTCTCAACGATGAATACTATCCTTAAAGAAAAGATTGCGGAGAACAAAGAAGAACTGTCTGCAGTGGAGACTGAGATCCGTATCATTACTGAACAAGCTAAAGCTCAAAAGAGTTTGATCGATTCATTACAAAACTCTAAGGACCAAAACGTTAAGGTGTTGCGAGATAAGATCGATACTAACATCAACGAGATAAATGATAAGACTCAATTAGTAGATCTACTTAATAAAGATATAGAGGTACTTAATACACAACTACATGATAAAGCTGATGTAGATAAAAATATTGATATGTGTAAATCAAACATGAATAAGCTGTCGCAAAAACTTACGCAAGTCGATGAGCATATAGAATTCTTTACTAGTAACGAGACGTGTCCATCGTGTGAGCAAGGTATCCAACATGAACATAAAGATAAGATCATCAGTAAGATAACTGAAAGCAAACAACAGATCACAAACAATATGGATACACTTAACTCTGCATATAGTAAATTGAGTGTAGACCTACAAGAGAAACAAGATGTCTTAAATCAAATACAAGATAAGAATATCTCTATATCTACAGAGATCAATGGTATGAACATGCTTGTTAAAGCTAACCAACAACTTGAGAAAGAGATCAACGAGTTATCTGTACAAGGTGACATCGATGTTGAGAAGGATAAGATCAAGACATTAGCTAATGATGCACTACAAAAGAATGAATCAAAGATGGAACTTATAAAAGAGAAACAATTACAAGAGATCGCTGGAGTTTTATTAAGAGATACCGGTATCAAGACCACTATCATTAGAGAATACTTACCGGCGATGAATAAATTAATTAACATGTACCTGTCCGCAATGGACTTCTTTGTTAAGTTTGAACTAGATGAATCATTCAATGAATCGATTAAATCTAGGTTTAGAGACGAGTTCACTTATGCCTCATTCTCTGAAGGCGAGAAGATGCGTATCGACCTCGCAATCCTATTCACTTGGCGCCAGATCGCTAAGATGAAAAACTCGGTGAACACCAACTTGTTATTACTAGATGAGATCTTTGATTCTAGTCTTGACGTGGCTGGTACCGATTACTTCCTATCTGTAATGGATACACTGGGCGAAAATACCAATGTGTTTGTTATATCCCATAAAGGTGATGTGCTTCTTGATAAGTTTAAGAATAACATACGCTTTGAAAAGACTAACGATTTTAGCTCTGTGGTAACTAACTCATAAGTTATTGATTTATATGGGAAACTTTCCCGGCAGCGCCCAGGACAGCCCATTTTTTGGCTAGATAGGTCAATATACCCTGTCTGGGCCCAGGGGCCTATGTACATTAAATAGCTTTTTAGGTATAATGTTTCTTTAACCTGGAGAGTTTATGACAACACAAATCACTTATTACTTACAATTTTCACCATCACAAAACCGCTTAATTATTGACACATCACTATCCAACAATTGTGAACTCAAAGAATCAATCCAAGCATCATCTTGGCTACAAGCAAAATACAACTTAGGCTACCCCCTAACCTCCCTACAAGAATATCTTTTAAATCAATAACTTACATAATTATCTATATAAATCAATAACTTATACCCTATGTACTTTAAATATAAAATAGGGTATAATGGTTATATTAATTGGAGAGATTGATGACAAAGACAGACTTAGTAGCAAAATTATTAGCAAACGAAAACCTTACGGTCATCCAGGGCCCTGTTAAGACAGCTTCGTTTGATATTAAAAACCGTGTCCTAAGACTTCCGCAATGGAAGGACATGACTGACAATCTTTTAGATATGCTAGTTGGCCATGAAGTAGGTCATGCACTTTACACTACTCTTGAAGAGTATTCAACTAAAAACCCACATAAAGATGTACCACACTTCTCAGGCTATATGAATGTGCTTGAGGATGTACGTATCGAAAAATTAATGAAGCGTCGTTATCCTGGCCTTCGTAAGTCATTTAACATTGGTTATAAAGAACTTAACGACCGTGACTTCTTTGGTGTAGCTAACGGTTTTAAAGATATGTTATTGATCGACAAGATCAACCTATATTTCAAAGCTGGTTACTCATGCGGTGTTACTTTTACAGACGTTGAGAAAGCATTCGTAAGACGCGCTGAAGAGACTGAGTCATGTGAAGATGTTATTAAGTTAGCTAAAGAGATCTATGACTATTCTAAGAAAGCTATGGAAGACAAGATCGAACAAATGAAAGCTATGTCAGACGATCACGAAGAATTTGAAGAAGAAGAGTCTGAAGAGAAAGGTCAATCAAATGCTCAAGACTTTGAAGCTGACGAAGAAGAGACTGATGAGATACAAGATGAAACAC